ACTATTACTGCGGGGTACGGTACTAATACTACATTTTGGGTTTATGTTACTGGTGATGTATTAAAAGTTGATTTTAGTGGTAATGTGGTATCTTTTACGGACCCGAATACTGGATCAAGTGCTATAGGTCCCAACCAATGGTATCATCTTGTTATTACGTATGATGGAAATTCGACAATCGGTGGACGTAGATGTTATATAAACGGTGTGGAACAAGTATCTTCAGTTGTGTCTGGGGGTGCCGCAAATGGTACTTTATCACTCGGATCTGCACGAGTAACATTAGGTGCGTTAGATCATACTGCTACGACTGGTTTACATTATATGGTAGGTTTTCTCAGTAACTTCAAAATCTACGACGCAATCCTCGAACCCTCAGAGGTCCGTAAACTCTACCGTCTCGGCCGAACCGGGCGGTCCATGGTCATCAGCGACACGGCCGTCGGTATCGGGAGAGAACCTGAAGTGCAATTGGATGTACGAGGAACGGTAAGATTTGATAATGCTTATATTGAGAATATATTTAGTCCATCTTTACTTGGTCACCAAACATGTTTTGGTGGTGGAACCGTGAGTTACACCAACACCCGTGTTAAATGGAATTCGGATATAGTAATTATACCTAATCATCATACGAATGGAAATGCGTCTATGCACTGTCGTATAAGATGCCCCACAAATGGTGAAGTAATAAATTATTATACTACAACCGGTGCGCACTCCGCACATACCGTAAATAATGATGGAATCTATCTCGGTGTATGGCAGTCATTATGGTACACGGTACCTGACGATGGTCCAGTCCAATCTATTCCCAGTCAGTTTATGGTCATGGATTACTATAGCCCTAGATTCCCTGTACTTGGTACTAATTCTATACTCATTGCTGTAAGATTCGGGGACAGTATTGACAATGAATTATACTTTCCAAGTATGAGAGGAAGAAAATATGTGTAGTAGTTTTATTTCATAATGTATTATATATGTCGACGTTTGTGAGACTCAATGAAAATCTTAATGTAATTAATATATATTATGGTGAAACTGTAGTACAGGAAGGTGATATAGAGATACCAAAAGAATATTATTTAGATGCTATCACTTTTCAGCGAGACGAAAATGGACAGGTTACCATTGAACGAATAATAGAAAGGGAACAGGAACTTAGGGAGGTAGATATGGGCAGAGTACGTGTACGTCGGAACAGACTTCTCTCAGAAAGTGATTGGACGCAAGTTAACGACGTTGTTCTTTCAAATGACCGAGAATGGAAAATTTATCGTCAGGCTCTCCGTGACATCACTGATACTACAGAAGATCCTAGGAACTTGAATTGGCCCACACATCCCCAGTAATCAACTTCATCCCATTCTCCCACGAATCCCTCAGGTTCGTCGAAGTATGGTATCTAACCAGTGAAGTTCTATGAACTTCCCAGCTTAAAAATAAACTCTCACTATATTATAAAATGTCTGGTGGTATTGCCCAACTCGTAGCCGTCGGAGCCCAGGATGTGCACCTCGTCGGTCAGCCCGAGGTGTCTTTCTTCAGGTCCACCTACAAACGTCACACTAATTTTTCCCAAACTGTCGAGCGTCAAGTCATCCAAGGCAACGTCTCGAATGATGGTATGTCCACCGTCCGCTTCGAGCGCAAGGGTGACATGCTCAACTATGTCTACCTCGTCCCCAACACCGGTCTCAAGAGTAATACTATCGCTGACTGGACTACTGTAATTTCCAAGGTTGAACTCATGGTGGGGGGTCAAGTTATCGATGAACAGGATTCTACCTACTCTACCCTCATCGCGCCCACCCTCTCCGCGACCTCCTCTTCCAAGTCGGTTGCCGGTGATCTCTATGGTGGCAACACCAACGAGCGCTTCTACCCTCTCCGTTTCGCTTTCTGTGAGAACTGGCAGACTGCCCTTCCTCTCATTGCCCTCCAATATCATGATGTGGAGCTTCGCATCACTTGGGGTGCCGCGGCCGCTGCTTCTAAATGGGATGTATTCGCGAATTATGCCTACCTCGATACCCAGGAGCGTGAGATGTTCGCAGCTGAACCTCTTAACATGCTCATCACCCAGGTCCAGAAGGCCGTCTCTTCCGGTTCCAAGATGCAGGAGCTGAACTTCAATCACCCCGTCAAGTATCTCACTTCGGCGGACAGTGCTGCTCTCGAGATCCTCAATGATGATAACAAGCTCAAACTCCAAATCAACGGTACCGATGTTGCCGACTTCAAATTTGCCAACCCTAACTACACCTCGGTTCCTCTCTACTACCACACCTCCCATGGTAACTCTACCCCCGCCACCAAGCTCTTCACGTACCCTTTCTGCCTCGAGACTGGTAAGCTTCAGCCCACTGGCACGCTTAACTTTTCTCGCCTCGATTCGGCTCGTATCATTAACGATACTCGGTCGGTCACCAAGGATATTTATGCCGTTAATTACAACATTTTAAGGGTGGAAAATGGTATGGGTGGTCTATTATATTCTAACTAATTAGTAAAAGATGCTTTGGAAAATTGTTTTTCTTCTCTCCATCGTTTTTGTATTGACGTACGATCCTAAGTCCAGGACACTTGAAACCTTTGTCGGTCAGCCCACAACGCCAACCACACAGAAGACATGTGAAAATGCGCATTACGAAGCCGTCCAATTCGCTCAGACACCATACGAGTGTCCCACACCCGGTAAAACCAAAATGGGTGTCGTGATGTAGAATACTTAAAAAGAAGATGTTATTTTTATTTATAAATGATTCCCGTTACGAAAGACACTCTTTTGATTGTCGCCACCGTCGTATGCGCCGTGGCACTCGTTTTCCTCTTTAAAGAGTTAAACAAGACTAAAAAGGATATCGATGGATTTAAGAATTTTTCAGCCCAGGTCGTCAGGCATCTCAGCGCGCCTCCCGAGGAACCCTCTGTTCCTGAGACAGAAGAGGAACCCAAGAAAAGTGATGTAAAGGAGGACGAATAAACATATCGCCTTATTATAACTTGCGAATGCGCAATGAAGAAGTACAAGGCGATTGCAATACCGGTTAGCTTTATCGACGGGAAACCTCGGTTTCTCACAGTGAGAGATTGGCGCTTCAAGGATTGGATTTTTGTCACAGGGGGGTGTAGACGAAGAGAAATATTCAATCCTTTACGATGTGCACTACGAGAATTGGAAGAAGAGACACGTGGAGTTGTCTCCCTCAAGAATGGTGAATACACAGAGTTTAAATTTATACACAAAGAAAGTCCAACGGTAGACCTGGAATATAATGTATACATATTTTTCGTTAACTATAACCGATCAGAACAACAAACCCAACTACGAAGATTCTATGAAGAAAAACACAAGACACAAATTAAAAAGATGAACAATCAACCCATACGCAAAACACACGACGAAAACGATTATATGAGTTATGATACACTCGAAGAATTCAACTCACGTAAACGTTGGAAACTCATCATAGATAATGTGATTAAAAATCCTAAATTTTATGCGTGCATAAGTTCTCATAACAGAAAAACCTTCTCTATTAAATAATGAAGTCCAAGGCTTTTATTTTAAGGCAGATAAGTGAACTGTTAGAGAAGAACAGGGGTATGTGCGAAGAGGAAATTCAGGAATGGCTCAAACAAAATGAAGAAAAAACAGTATATGAATTGTTAACCTTTAAGAAGGAACTTTCTAAAACAAAAGAATACCAGGACGTTTCCTGTATGAAGTGGTTTAGAGATGATGAACAATAACAAGGTATGTTTAAGAATTGGTCCCAAAAATTCAATAATGCTACCAATCTATCACATGTGCTCATGGACGGGGGTAAACTCTCTGTGCCGTTTGATAGATTGAATGAATTTTACGATATGTATATCAAGGCTGTAAAATCAGGTGAAAGGATTTACGTCGTCGAACAAAAGAGTGAGACGTATAACTTTTTCGTGGATATCGATTATAAAGACCCAGAACCCCTGGGAATCGATGAGATCAAGGACATTTCTAAAGTTATTTGTGAGACTGTAAATTTCCATGGTGGTAAAGAGTGTCTCGTCTCTGTCTCACAGCCTAAACAGTCTGGTGACCTAATTAAAACAGGTGTACATCTCAACTGGTCAGGGTTTGTGGTTGATCAGATATCTGCGATCTCACTCCGCGAACACATTCTCGTGTCCCTCTCAAAATTTAAGAGTAATATGGATTGGAATGCAATTATCGATTCATCTGTATACGGTGACGCACGTAGAAAGACAAAGGGGAGTGGATTTAGAATGCCGTGGTCATATAAACGAGCCAAACATGAAGCATGTGATGGTAAGGGGTGTAAAGATTGTGATAATGGTAGAGTAGACCAATTGGCATATCTTCCCGTTTTCATATACAAAGTTGGTTCTCTTACAAGAATAGGTCAGGAGCCAACCGTTGAAATTCTTAAAATGTCAGCTGTTCGAACTGATGTACTCAAAACCGTTACGGTAGAGCCACCTTCTGTATCTTTAAAAATAAAAGAAAATTCATTTTCAGATGATCAAATGAATAATGAAATCTATGATGAAGAACTGAAAAATAATATAGAAACATTTATTCGAAAAAATATGGAGGGTCAAGGGGGTGCATACATCACTAAACTATTCAAAAACAAAGAAACATATTTCGCAGCGACAAATTCTAGATATTGTGAAAACGTAAAAAGAAATCATGGGTCGAATCACGTGTGGTTCATCATAAGTGGAAGAGAGATTCTCCAAAAATGTTTCAGTCGACATGAAACAATTAGGGGAAGACGTGATGGTTTTTGTGAACATTTTTGTGGTAGAAGACATAAATTAACAAATGACATTATTGATAAGCTTTACCCTAAAAAGGAAACACTCACAAAGTGTCCCGAAATCAAAAAAAACATAGAAAAACCAGAAATTAAACAGATGGACGTAAAACCAGATCTTGAAAACTTCATTAATAAGAATATGAAATGTGGTGATAATACACACGTAGTTAATGTAACACGAAATAAAAATAATTTTTTAGTGTTAACCACATCTAATTATTGTGAAACTATTTCTAGTGTACACGAAAATAAGACTATGTCATATATCATCAATAAAAACAAAATAAAACAGAAATGCCCTATATGCAAGAAGAGTAAGGCTAGAGAACATATTTTACCATCTAAAATAACTAATAAACTTCACCCTAAAGATACTTAAACAGAACAGTGTTTAAAGTATATAAATGGTAGTTAGTACTCGTTCTCGCTTTGGTAGGGTTATAAAGAAGCCCGTTCTTTATATACCAGTAGAAACTGTACTAGATGACGATTATGCTACAGATGATCACGATGATTTTGAAGACGATTCAGTAATTGATACCGAAGATGAATATAACTCAGAAGAAGGTAGTGATGATGATTACGACGAAGACGCTGATGATAATGGTAATCTCAAAGATTTCGTGGTAGATGATGAGAGTGAGAGTGAGGAAGAATCAGCTTAAAAAAAACAAATTCTATATTAGAAATGGAAACTGATATTGGTAATCCGATTGAGTACAACCCCACTGTGGACCCTTTAAATCAGGAAATTGAACACGAAAAACAGGATATGGTTGAAGACCAGCCGTATTATTTCCACCCGAGTGAAATGAATTATCCGCACCCCCCGCCTCAGCAAAATGCAAAAATCGATATATTCACGAACATTGATAAATCTACGTGGATAATCGCGTTTGCTGTTTTTCTTTTAGGATTTTTCATGGGTAAGACTATGCAGCCAGTTATACTCAGGTATACATAACTATTTACTTAAATCACGTATACGTCTTGATAGTTTAGTATCAGAATCTTCATAACTTTCAGGTGTCGACGGATCCTGTGGAAATCCATTTAACCAGTGTTCCTCTGGAACACCAGAGTAAGCAACAAACGTTCCTATGTCACCATATCTAGGGGGGATTCCATCTCGCCCAAAAAGAATGGGACCCCTGTATGTATCTTCGACGAACCCTTTCGTAGTTGATGATTCAGAAACTGTTTTGTTTTTTAAATCGTATTTTGGTTTAAAAAACAAAATAAAGAAAGCTCCGACTAGGAGTATCGTGATGATAATCCTAATCATTTTGTTTATTGTATATGAATATTATT